ATGACATCGGAAATATCAGACCAAGTCACAAAGCTGCGAGACAAGATCATCGAATCCTGCGATGCATTTGGCGAGGAATCTGTCGCGCTAATGCAGCAGGAAACAACAGAACTGCTTCAATGGATTAAATACATATTAGAGTCACAGCTGACGGGGACAGCCGACAATCTGATCAACGGGCTGCTCTGTTCGATTCGGGAGGCTGCGGCCTGCGCAGCCCTCGGATTGGTACGGCCTGCACTTTTTGCGATGCGCTCGCAAGTCGACTTAACTCTTGCATGGCTTTATTTCAAAGACCATCCAGTTGAGTGGAATTCTGTAAACGAGCGCGGCGAGAGTTTTAAACTAAAAAAAGAGATTCTTGACTACCTGACGTTGAACTTTCCGGGATTTTCAGCTCGATTAAGCCTTTTGACAGAAGTTAAACTTCGGACCACCGTCGATCCATACAAATTATTATCCGCTCACGTGCATGCTCAAAGCGAGTTGGTGCTACCTAAAACCGAGAATCTTGCTGATGTTGTGCATGAGAAATCGCTATCGATAGAGTGTGTTGGAATTGCAAAGGAAACGTGTGAGTACATCAGCGATATATTGATTTGCTTTTACACAAATAACTGGGACGCAATTCCGGCCGGCATAACGCAGGCGATTGAAAAAAGACTAGATAAAAAAATAAATCACAAGAAGCGTTTTTTTGACGGCGCGTAACTAGTGCAACCAGCAAAAACATGACTAATGACGTGCACCAACATGCGTTGAATTGGCTAAATACTAGTGGATTTCCACTTGAGATGATCGCTGCGGCGGCCTTTAGAAACGTGGGGTTTCATGTTCAGCAGTCTGCTATATACGAAGATGCCCAGTCATCCAAGGGGCGTGAAATTGACGTGCTGGCCTCCGATCCAGACATTTGGGGGTACATAAATTTATCGGCAGTCGTTGAATGTAAGTCTTCCACAAATCCATGGGTAGTTTTTATTTCTGACGACAACAGCCTGCAATCAATACGGACGTCTGCTGTAATGACCAAAAAGGCAGAGAGTGTTCTTTGGGAAAAACGCATGCCACTTAATCGGGCCAGCCAAGGAGCATCGCAGGCTCCTCTTGGATATGGATTTCGCCAAGTTGCAAAGGATGGAAAAGATGGCAAGGACAAAAAATCCAATGTCCCGGATCCTGCGTATGCAGCAGCGATGAACGTTCTCTCGGCATGCAAGGGACTCGTCGATAGCGCGCCAACTTTTCCGGATACTGAAGCTATTGCCATTTCAATTCCCATTATTGTCGTTAATAGCCCGATACTTGAATGCCAACTTGACGCAAACAAAAAACTTCAACTGACTTCTGTTGAGCAAAGCAGATTTTTGTTTTCTGCATATCTCCCGCAGTTAACCCGATGTGTAATCCAGGTCGTCCACCAAGACGCACTAGAAGAGAAAGCAAAAGAAGCCAAAACAATCGTGAATGATTTTCGGAGCGACCTCCAGTCTGAACAGGACGCATTATTTGCGACGTATACGGCAAAGGCCGCAGAACTGCAGCAAGCGAAAACTCAGCCACCAGAAACAGCCTAATTGCTATTTAAAGGGAGGAGTGGCACGCGTTTAGAGCCGTTCGCAGCTCCTCCTCATAACCTTCGCGAAGCTCTAACTCAGCAAGCGCCGACGCGCTGAAGCGGTCGAGATCCACGCCAAGCGAAAGCGCCTCAGTCGGCATGGCCGGCCGCGCTGGCACCTCGACGCGGCATTCCACCGGGACCGGCACCTTCACCGTTTGAATCGGAGCCACACCGCACGCAGTGAGGGAACCGGCAAGGCCTGCGAGGACCGCCAGGAGCGCGTAACGCCTCATGGCTGCACCCTACCCCTCAGCCACGTATCGACGCGAACCTGCGCGCTCGCGCAAGCATTGCCGGGTACTGCGGCCGGCGTACTCAGGATCGTGTTCGCGGCCTGCTGCCGTCCAGTCGCCGCGCTGCGTGCAGCGGCTTGTGCCTTCTTTGCCTCGGCGGCGCGCTTGTCGGCCAGATCGCGAAGGTCTTCGGTCGCGTCGCTGCAGGCGGACGCCGCCGACCGCGCGTTGTCGCGCTCAGCAACCGTCGTCGCAGCCTTATCGCGTGCACCAACCCACGCCCATCCGAGCGCAGCATTGCCCGCCACGCTCAGCCCGAGCGCCATCAACAGAACCTGTATCAAGCTCATTTGCTCAGCACCTTGTAGGCACGCGCGGTAGCCGTTTTTCGCTCGGCCAGCTTGAGCCGCTTCGGACCGTTCACGCGCCCGGTGATGTCGTAGACATCGCCACGCTCGGCCGCCGGCAGGCAGTCCTTGAAGTCGGCAAAGAACCAGCACGCCGACATCGCCGCATGCTGCGGCTGCAGCAGCAGTTCGGGGTTCGCGCGGTAGTTCACGCCGAGAGCCTGCCCCGCTGCGATGTAGGCGTCTTCCCAGGTCAACTGAATTAGGCCGCGGCCATGGAAGCCCTTGTAGCGAAGCATGCTCAGCCCTTGCGGGTTGCGCACGTAGTCCTCAGCCCGATACCCACCCTGCACGAACAGGCTCGGGAAGATCTCGCGCAAGCGCGCTGGCGTCTTGTAGTTGAGGCCTTCTTCGACCTTCTCCAACGTGTCGGACTCGATCACGAGCTGCCCGAGGAACGCGGCCACCGCGCTATCGGAGTGGATGCGAAAGCGGTTCATGCCGTCCGCCAGATGCAGGACGTAGCGCTCGGCGTTGTCACGCGAGGCGCCCGTGCAGTCGATGAGCGTTTGTGTGTCGATCATGGTTTCTTGAACTCCTTTGCCGCGGTCTTCGCAGCTTGGTTGGCGGTCTGTGCGGCGGTCTGCGCAGTGCTCGCGGCTTCACCCGCTGTCAGCGCAGCGCTCGCCGCAGTGCCGGCCGCTTGGTTCACGCGGCCAGCAAGGGAATTGAGGCCGTTACCGAACGCCTCGCGCAGTCGGTCGATTTCCGCGAGGTGGTCTTCGCGCTGGCGCGTCATCTGCACTTCGGCATTGCGCGTGGCCCAGAAGTAGCCCGAGCCGAAGCCGCCGAGGAACAGGCTTCCGACAACGCCCAAGGTCTCGAAGAGGCGGCGCCACTGGCGCGGCACGCGCATGCGCGGCTGCTCTTCGTTCGGCGCACGGTCGGCGTCGATGTGCGATTCACTGTGCATTTCGTTGGTCCTTCAGTTGGCGAACGAGGTCGCGCAGCGAGCCCAATTCGAGGGTCTGCGCAGTGAGCGTTTCGTTCATGACTTTGAGCTGGCCCTTCATCTCCCACAGCTCTTGCATTGCCTGGTTCCGCTCGGCCGCGAACTTGTCGGCGCGCTCTTCGGCCTTCACCCGCGCCGCGCGCTCGCCTTCGAGCAATGCCTGCCAGGTAGCGAGCGCGGCAATCTGCCCCTCGCTGTCGGCGCGCTCCTTTGCTTCGGTCGGCTGCTGCGCGCGCCAGACCCTGTAGCCACCGGCAACGGAAAGAATCAGCGCCGCAAGCTGCGCGATCGGATTGCCGGCGATGTCGCCCATGTCCATGAGGTGCCTCTTCTCTTTCTCTTAAATTTCGATCTGCACGAGCGGCATGTCGGCGGGCGCGTCGCCCTCGATCACGCCGTCGCGCACATACACCTCGGCGCCGGTGGCGCGCGATCCGACGCCGCGAGCAGTGAGCACGCCGCCACCGGGCAACACCAACCGCGCGACGTCTCCGTCGATGCTCGTCACGGTCGCAATCTGCAGCCGCTTCGGCGGCAGCAGATCAAGGAACAGGCTGTATGGATTGCGGCTCATGCTCACGCCTCCACATGGGTTTCGACGGTGAGCGTTTGGCGCAACCTCGGCCATTGCTCATCAAGCGCAACTGCGCGCACAAGGCCCAGCCGCACTGCATCGCCGCCGTCATAGCGGACAAGCGAACCGGGCAGGATCAGGCCCGTCCCTTCGAGCACCGGCATGCGCAGGCTGACGTGCGCCTGCCGGCCTGTGTTGCTCAGCTCGGCGATGCCGCGCTGCGTGATCGCATCCGCATGCGTCATCAGCGGATGCACGACCATGGGCGCAACGTTGAGGCCCGCGGTGCCGCTGCGTGTGATGTCGCCTCGCACGCCCGAGCCGGATGCGCCATAGACAAACGCGCGGTCGTAGTTGGGCCGCCTGACCCACTCGATACCTTCGACCGAGACGACATCGGCGGGCAACACGTAGTCAGGCGTGAGCGTGTGCCACATCCACGGAGCGGCCGGATAGCGCGGGAGGATGCGCAGGATCTGCTCCGTGTTGTGAGGCTGCACGATGGCGCCGGCGGCCGTCGCAATGTCGATGACAGCTTTGACGGGCGTTCCCTGAAAGGCCCAGGTGTCACCCGGCACAAACCAATCGGCCATTCGGTAGTCGATGGCCCAACCGTTGTTGACGCCGTTGATGGTCATAGCGAGCGCCATGAGCTGCGCAGCGGACCGACCTGAAGCGGAGGAAAAGCCCTGCTCCGTTGCGTAGGGGTCATCGAGCAGCGCAGCCCGCCCCTTCCCGCGCACGCGAACCTCTGCACGAGCGAACCGACGCTCGCGCGCAGGGACATCGGCCACGAGCCGATAGGGCACGCCGTTGACCGTTGCCAGCAGCTCCACCGGATCGCCGTTGGAATCCTCTTGCACGAGCGGCAGTGCCGAACCCGGAAGAGTCGCGCTCCATTGCCAAGTCCACGAGTCGGCATCGAGCGACATCGAGAAACCTCGGGCCTCGATGATGTCTCCACCGTCAACGCGCGAGAGCGCGATGCTGTTTTCCACGGAATAGACCTCCAGAATGGGCACGACGACGGTCTCGCCCGTGCCAGGTGGCGGCCCATGCCGCTCGCAAATGAAAATGAGCGTGCTGCTGTACTTCTGCCGCTCGCTGAAGAGGAGCGATGTCGAGGGCTCATAGCAAGGATTGCCCGTGGGCGGCTCGACGACCGAGCGGCCCGGCAGCGGGTACATGGCGGCCTGCCACTTCGACAGACGACCGATGTCGATCTGCGCGGCAGCCCCGAACTGCTCCGCGTGCTGCCCCTGTGCGCGCACCGCTTCCTGCCAGCGCGCGCGCACACCCCTGCGCAACCGCCCCGCCTCTTCGTGTCGGATCTTTACGGGCGCCGTCGCCAGACGCTCGGCTTCCTGCCAGCGCGCCGAAGCGCCGACTCGCGCTCGCTCGGCATCCTGATAGCGAAGGCTGACGCTCGTCGCCAGTTGTCCCGCCTCTTGGTAGCGCAACGCTGCAGACGCACGCACACGGAGCACGTCCTGCCATGCAGGCGCCACGCCCGCCACCACGGGCGCGGCGCGCTGCCACCGGGAAACCCGGCCAGCCTGCGCGCGCGTGGCCGCCTGTTGCCGCACCGCAGCGCCGTTCTCGATCTGCGCCGCAATCTGCCAACCGGCGGAAACCTTGCTCATGAGCGGACGCGATACCCCGCTCGTGTAGCGCGAGACACCAGTGACCATGAAAGCCGGCAACGACAGTACGCCGCCGGCGGTCGCATGCGGCGGCATCGTGACCGCGGCCGAACCGGATGCCATGAACAACGGCAACGCGATGCTGCCGAATGCATAGGCTGCGCCACTGGCGGGCTCGTCCGGCTCACCGAAGATGAGCGTATTCGGCGGGCCATCGAGCGGTGGCTGACGGAAAAGAAGATCCTCAACCACCGATGACCACCTCACCGATGAAGAAGGTTCCGCCCTGATAGAGCTTTGCCTCAGGGTCACCCTCGGGCGGGTTCTGCACCACCAGCTTGACCTGTCCGGAGCCGGATGGGCCGCTCATGCTGAAGTCGGCGACCCATACGCCGGCGGCCAACTCGATGCGCCCCCACGTCGCAATGCCGGTAGCGACAGCCAGGTCGCCGGCGGTGTCCGCCTGCACGAGCGACAGCCGCCCGTTATCCACGGCGCCCGCCGGCAGCGCGAGGACGGCCGCGGCTAGCAAGGTAGTGGCCGCGCCGCCTTCGCCCGGCTGCACGCCGCCATAGACGAGAAATCGCGCCCCTTCGCCGAGATAGGCCACAAGGCCCGGCCCGCCCAACATCGCATTGATGGCAAGCACGTTCATGGCATCAGCTCCACCTTGCCATTCGCGAGGGTTAGGCCATCTGTCACGACCGCGCGTTTTCCGTGATCGAGGTAGTACGCGATGACGGTGTAGCTCTGCAGCTCATCGAGCCATTGAAAGTCATAGCCGCCATCGGCCCCGCTCCACAGCTCGCGAATCAGAAGCCCATCCACCTCGCGCACCAGCCGCACCCTGCATCGGTAGGGCTTGTTCAAGGGATTGACGTAGTCAAGCGTGAACCCACGCACTCGGCCCACGCCTCGGCCGAATTGCCCGTTGAGATAGTCCTGCCGGCTGCGACCAACAACCGGAGCGCGACCCGCGCCGTAGGTAAGGCCCGCAACGGCCGAAGTGGCGGCACCCGCCAGTTGCGAAAAGCGAATCCGTGTCGCCCTGTTCTGCGTGATGCCCGGACCCGCAACAAACAGAAAGGCATTCCAGCTGAAGGCCGTGTTCGAAGAACTTCCCGCGGAAGTGATCGTGCCAGCGGTCGTCCCGCCAACACTCAACTGCCGAGTGAAGAAGCCGCCACGCAAATTGCTGGTTGCTTGAGCCGTGCGCAACAACCATTCAAGGGAGGACTCAGGCGACAACGTGATGGTGGCCGAGGAATCCGTGAAGGCGGTCGTGGTCGCGCCGTACACCACAGCCAGGCGATCCAAGCCGGCACTGGTGAGAACGGAAATCGGCGAAGAGGTGAACCCGTCAACTTTTCCGACCGCACTTTGATCGACCACGGGCGTTCCGTTGTACGAGCCCAGCTCGATCATGTAGGCGGACAGGAAATTGGCGGCCGTCTGACTGAAGGTGACCGTCGATCCCGAATCGGCTTCCGTCGCGGTCTTCGCATACACCGCGCCAAACTGGCCCGCCAACGTGGTGACGCCCGTTGTCGAGATTCGAGTCCAGCCAGCAGGCTCCGCGGTGGGCGCCCCCCGGTAGTTGACGCCGATCAGAAGCAGGCTTCCCGCCAAGAGGTTGAGCGGCAGAACGATCGATACGGTGGCTTGCGAACTCAGATTGATCGAGGAAGCACTCGACCGGAAATAGGGAGCTCCACCACCGGCGGATTGCGTCATCAGTCGAGCGCCAGGCCATGCCGCGCTATAGACGACCTTCGAGGTGGTCCAAGCGACGGCATCGTCGGACCACTGCACGACACAGCCCAGCAAAAATTTGCGCGCGTCCGCGCCGGCGCCGAGGCGAATGTCGTCAACATCGGCACTCCCGCCCGCGCCGAAATCCCACGTCAGCGCAAGCGCCCCAAGGACTGCAGCCGGCCACTCTGCGCCGGTAGCCGTAGAGGCATCTCGAAGAGATGCGACCGCCCCCACCGATGGAGCATCGGACGCTGCGAGCGTTGCCGGGCCATCCACCCGCACGCCGGCCGCGAGCAGGTGAAACTCGGTGAGCTCAAGCGAGCCGCCGACGTAGGAGGCAAAGGCGTTTGCACGCCAATAGCGATGCGCAGCCATCGCTCAGCGCCACGGCCCCGTCGTGTCCATCAACCCCAGCGAAACATTGCTGTTCGTGGCGGTGTTGTTGAACGCGAATTCCGAACTCACGGTGAAGGCGACGAAGCGGCGCCCGGCAAACTGCCCCGTACCGACCACCTGATCGCCCGGTTTGAAAGTGTCGTAGACGCTGGACTGCGGTATGTGCATGTACCCAGGCAGCTCACCCCGCGCATAGTTCTGCCCGGTCGGACTGAGGTGGCGGCGAACCATCGTCAACGAGCCGTCCACCGGATTGGGAAACGGCCCTGCGGAGTTCGTGAGGCCAGAGATGCCAGCCGACGCACCGATGGGCGCCCAGGTGTAATGGAACACGGCACTGCCCACACCCGTGAAGGCCCGCGGCATTGCTATCTGCGAGTTCGGGCTGTTGGAAAGGCTCCCGTCGAACTGGCCTGCAACCGACGAGTTCGTGCTGAAAGAGAGCACGCAGGCGAACGGGTCACCGCTGGGCTTGTAGCTCACGATATCGCCGAAGCCTCGCAGCGTGCCGCAGAGAAAACCGTTTGACTGCGAACGGCCAGGGACCGGGGCGAAATAGAACATCCGCGAGTCGGCGAACAGATACCAGTCCACATTGCCCGCGACCTGGATCGACTTCGGCCAGTAGCCACCGCCGGACATCTGCGCCGGCGTCGGAAATGGCCCGATGCCATTGGATGCGTCGGACATCGACTCGTAGCCCACCACGCGCGCGAACAGCGTTGCGGTGTCATCCACGCGCAGGCAGCAACCCGACGCCACCGGATCGCTTGACTTGTAGACCGCCGGGTTGGTGCTGCCGAAGAGCTTCAGCCAGCCCGCCGGCGCCATCTTCATGGTGATCGTGCCGGAGGCGATGCCGTCCGGCGCATTGGTCGCGAAGGTCACGGTGCCGGCTGTGACCGACTTCGACGTCACCTTCTGCTCGCCGTTGAGCGCAACCAGCGTGCCCGTGACGCCCGCAATCTGGATCACCGAATCCTGCACGGCGCTGTGCGCGCCGGTATAGGTGGCCGTCGCCACCCCGCCGCTCACGACCAGCGAAGACAGCGTCTTGATGTCAAAGCCATCCTTCAAGCAAGCATCCAACAAGGCCACGAGCGAGCCAGCGGCGCCCGTCAACGCAGGCGCCCCCGCCATCGTGCTGTTGAAAAACTTAACGCTCGTATCGACAACTGATGTCATGTCTTTTCTCTCTCGCTCTCTTTAGGGGCGGTCCACGCCGATGAGGACCAGAATTTCGAAGCTGTCATCGAGCACCGTCTCGGCGCCCATCTGCACCGTGCGAATCGGCACGAAGGGAAACGTCGCGGCCACGGTGTTGAAGCGGATGAGCTGACCGGCCGCCCAGCCCGAGCCGAAGCCGGCGGCCGGGATGGTCATGTAGGGCGCGCCCGAGGGGCCGAGGGGGGAACAATCGGCCGTCAGGCTCTGGCCCGTGACGATCTGTCCGACGTGCTCGCCGACGAGGTTGTAGGAAGTGCCGCCGGCGTTGATCTGGATGCGCCACCGTTCCGTCACTGCGCCCTTGTTCGTGACCGTGATCGGAAAATCGATGTCATTGAAGGTCGCATCCGCGGCGGCGCCGATAAGGCTGTCCGACCACGCGCCGCTCCATGACTGCTGATCGAACAGCAGAGGAACGCGCGCCTTCACATCGCCCATGCGCACCGCGCTGCTCACGTAGCTGTCGCCCGCCGTGTAGTCGTGCGACACGCGGCCAGCGAACGCCAGGCGGCCGTCGATACCCACATCCGACACGGTGAGCATGTCCTCGATGCGGTGCTCGTAAATCACTGGCTGCACGTAGCCCGACACGTCGGTGAAGGTGACCGTGCCGGCATCGAGGTTGCGCGTGTAACCCGTCTCGATGGTTGCGCCATCGCCGCCAATGAGCTTCGCGCGGGACAGGCGCTCGCGGCCAGCGCTCAGCGTCTGGCCGTTCGCCACCACGGCCGGCGGCAGTTGCTTGGTGTTGTGGATGACCGCAAGCTCGCCCTTGTGGAAGATCGGCACGCGGCCATCCGCCGGCAGACGCACCGGGTCGATGCCCAAGAGCGTGGCATCGACGGGCAGCGTCGTGAAGGCCACCGCGTTGTAGCGGATGGTGCTGGCGAACACCGGGACCGGCTTCCAGATCTTGCCGTCGCTGCCCACCGCATCGGGCGAGTACCAGATCGCGCCCTCATTGCCCGCGGCCGTCACCCAGTCGCCGAAGCGCACCTTGCCGACGCCCGTCGCTGCGTCGAAGGTGCCATGCACGTTCGCGCCGTTGATGAAGCCCGACGCATCGGCCGTCACGTTGACCGTGCCGCCGTTGAGCTTCGTCGCCAGGAGCTGCAGCGAGCCCGGCAGCACCGGCGCCACCGGCGTGCGAAACACGACGTACTCGACCGGTTGACCATCGAGGCTCGTGAGCAGGCTGTTCACCACGACCGTGCTCGATGCCGACGCCGGCCAGGTGTTGAGCGAAGCGAGGTTCGTCGCGTAGTCGTAGGTGCCGGCGAGCGTGGCCGAACCGTTCGACGGATCGAGGTCGGTGTAGAGGCTTCCGGCGCGGTCGAAGTAGGTCTTCCCGCCGAGCGTGAAATTCACGGTGCCCGGCACGGCTGCCTCGCTGAAGTTGGGCAGCAGCTTGATGGAGAGCTTCGGCTGATTGAAGACCTGACTCTTCGTCGTGCCTGCACCCACTACGCGGAAATTCGCCGACACGAGCGCCGTCGCATCCGTGGGCAGCGACGCGGGCAACGCGACATAGCTATAGCCCGTTAGCGTGTTGCGGTAGGCACCGGGCAAGTTCTGCGACAACACGGTGCCGAGAATGCCGAGCTGATTCACCGACCACTGCGGCACGGCCACCGTGACGATGGCTTCGGGGAACAGCGTTACCACGCCCGAGGCATAGTCGAGCGTTCCGAAGACCACACCGAGGCCGTCTTTCAGATTGCCCGCACCGTCATCGGTCACCGTCTTGGTGGCCGCGAAGTTCTGCGGCACCCACTGATCGACCGGCACGCCGCCCGTGGACTGCAGGATGAGGTTCCAATCGAGCGCGAGCGAGCGCGGCGCGATGTTGGTCTTCCCGAGGTTGAGTGTGATCGACCCATCGGCATTGCGGGCCGGTGCCGGGAAGGCCTTCGACGATGGCTCGCCGTGGCTGTAGCCCACCGTGAAGGCCACCGCCGAAGCCGGCAGCACGTTGGGCCTCACCTCGATGGTGCTGCTCGCATACGACACCGGGCCGGTGGCGTCGCCCGTGAGCGCGCCGCTGCCGTTGTCGCTCGCATGACGGGCCGTCCCGTCGTCCCAGTCCACGGACACCGTGCCGGACTCGGCCGCTTGATTGTCCAGTGCGAGCATGATCGACAGCGCCGCGGTGAGCGTGCCGCTGCGGTCCTTGTAGTTGACTTTCGCAGCCCAGGTGTAGATGACCTCGCTCCCCACGTCGGGCAGCGAGCCCAGCGTCGGCAAGACGGTGCCGGTCGCATAGTCCACCGTGCCGCTGCCGATGCTGGAGCTGCTGCCCGACAACCGGCCGCCGCCGTCGTCGGCCAGCTCGTACCAGTTGCCGCCGGCGCGGTAGGCCACGCGCAGCGAGCCTGGTGCCGGCGGCGGCAGGATGGTCAATGGGTAGTTGATGCGGCGGCTCTCGATGGTCACCACGATGGATGCCGAATCGGCCAGCTCGATGGGCGCGCCCGCCGGCCGAAAGGTGATCGTCTTGTTTCCGTTGATGGCCGGCGCATCGCTGGCGAAGGTCATGGACCCGCCGGCGTAGTTCACGCTGCCGATGGTCAACGCGCCGAGCTTGAGCCGACCGCCGTCGTCGGTCAGTGTGCCGGCAGAGGTCGAGACGGACAACGAGCCGGGATAGGCGGGGTTGCCGAAGACGATGATGGAGTTCGGGCCGAAGGCCACGCCCGTGGTGAGCGACACAGTGCCGGAGCCAGACGCGACGATGGAAGTCGCCGAGCCCGCCGCGCTGGTGTCCACGATGGGGATTTCGGTCGTCGCACTCGGCACGAGCTGCGTGTCGATCCGATCGACAACGGCCGACAGATCGCCCGTCGTGACGTTCTGCGCCAGCTTCGCGATACCGTAGAAGCGCGAGGCGTTCGCGACCAGCATCTTGCTGATGGCCGCCGAGGTCGGCGTGCGCTCGAAGAGACGGCTCGCCGGTGTGCCCGTGTAGTCGTTCTTCAGGCCCTCCACCAACTCGCAGATGCAAACCTGCGCCTGATAGTCAACGAAGGAATTGCCCGCGTTGTAGCTGTAGGTGCGCTGTTCCACAGACACATCCGCCACCCGAACGTATTCCGTCTTCCCGCCGCCGCTGATCTGCAGCGTACCGTTCGTGTTCGGCGGCGTGGCGCCGGGCCGCTGGAAGATCTGAAGCGAGCGCTGCCCCTGCACATGGTTCGACAGCAGGTAACCATTGAACTCTTCGCCCGGCGAGGTGTAGGCCTCGATTCGGTTCTGGATGCTCGCGCGGCGGTCGAAGAAGTCGCCGGTCGCGAACAGCGTCGCGCTCACCTTCGGGTCGGCCGGCGGGCGCGAGATGATGACGACCCCACCGAGCGCCGTGTCGGTGTTCATGGTCTGGATGACGGCGGCAATCTTCATGATCGACACGTCGCCCTGCGCGCGATCCACGGCCGAGATGTCCTTGAAGATGGAATTGCTCTTGCCGTCTTCGATGACCTTCGAGGTCGGCGCGCCGCCGCCCTCGGGCACGTCATCCATCACCTGCGTGGTAACGAGCTTGATGTCGGATTCGAGAATGGTCATGGTCAAACAGTGATGAGCCGCACGGAGGCGATATAGGGGTAGTTCTCGACAGGCAGCTCGGGACGCGCGAGCGGACCGCCCTCCACCGCAAGACCGGGCGCAAACTGCACGGTGAAGGTGCGGCCATCCGCCAGCACGAGCGCGTGCGTGCCGATGGCATCGGCATCGGCCAGGCTCTGCAATGCGGTGAGCGCTCCGCGCTGAATCCAACCGGCCTCGACCTCGCCTTGCAAGGTGATCGGCCGTCCGGCCAGGCGCACGCCGGCATCGATCAACGCCGCGCCGGTGATGGAGTACTCGAGACTTTTCTCGACGCGGCTCCATCGGAATTCGTCGGACCAGACCATGCCGCGCGGGATCTGCAGGCCGGCGAGCGTGTGAAACTTCGATGTGGCCATGTCTATCGGCTCGGACGGTTGGAAGACGTGCCGGCCGCAGCGCCGAGCTGTGCGAGCAGTCCCTCGATGGCATCGGCGCCGGCGGCATCGGTGTTGACCGTCCCGTAGTCCCGCCCATTGAGGTTGAGATGCAGGTTCACGGTGCGATTCGATTCGGGCACTGGGATCGTGGTCGGCGTCTGCCCCTTGCCGAAGAACGTTTCCTTCTCGGCGGCCTTCAGCAGCGCCATGCTCAGCGTGCCGCCGTCGCCGCCGTACTTCTTCTGTCCGGGGTTGTTGAAGAAGGGGATGTCGCCCTTTGCGTCGGCGAACTCCATCGCGATGGCACGCGCCCTCTTCTCGTCGGCAACACCTGCGGCCTTCAGGAAAGCGGCAATGCCGGTCAGCGTGCCGAGGTCGCTTCCGGCATTGACGGTCTTTCCGTCCTTGTCGGTCGAGAAACCTTTCGAGTCGCGGCCGAGGCGCTTATCTTCGAGCGCGTTCTCGCGCTCTTTGAGCGCGTTGGCCTTCTCGCGCGTTTCGATGTCGCGCTCGCGTGCGTTCGTGACCTCGCGCAGCGCGCCGGCCAGGCCGTGGGCCGACTGCATTGCTTCGTTCTGCGCATCGCGCAGCTTGAGGGTCGAGCGGCCCGCGCTGTCAAGCACGACCTCGAAGCCGCGCATCGCGGCCTGCGCCTCCACCCAGCCGGGGGCTACGCCGTTGCCGGCAGCGATGGCGGCCTCTGCGGCGCGCTTCCATGCTTCGCCCAGGCCGATGGCCGTCGCCTTGCCGCTGTCGCGAATCAGCTCGAAGTCGCGCAGCGCGGTCTTCGCCGTGGTCTCAAGCTGCTCTTTCGTCTCGATGCCGGCGCGCGTGAAAGCTGCGGCCAGCTCGGCCGCGGCTTCGGCCTGCGCCCGCTTGTTGGTCCCGGCCGCATCAGCGGCGGCGAGATTGGCCCTCTTCAGTTCGTCGAGCTTCTGCACCGCAAGCTCAAGATTGCCGGTCGCAATGGCCTGGTCGTATTCGGCATGCAGGCGCTTGACCGACTCCCGGGCCTCCTCTGCCTTTGCCCGCTGCGTTTCGGCCGCGCTGGCGGCCTTCTGGCCGGCATCCTGCGCACTGTCGCCGGCGGCCTTCATTTCGGCCGCCATGTTGGTGAACGCCGCGGCGCTGCTGGTGGCCGCCGCCGTCGTCCCTGCAGCGCTGTCGGTCAGGCCAGCCCACCCGGCGCGCGCCTGCTCGGCGCCCTCGGCCGCACGGTCGAATGCTTCGCCGGCCTTCTCGCCGAACGCATCCGCCACCGCGCCGGTGGCCTCAGCCGAGATGCGCACCTCTTCGGCCGCTGCCTTGAACGCTGCCGAGAGGTCGCCGAACGTGATCTTCGCGAGGCCGGAAATGATCGTGGCGAGCCCGGCCTGCACCGCGCTGACCACGTTCGCCATGGCCTCGGCAATCTTGAAGATGGCCGAAATGACCATGTTCGCGCCCGCCGACATGACGCCCCACACCGTCTGAACGATGTTGCCCGTGGTCTGCGCCTTCTGACCGAAGCTGTCGAGCAGCGCGCCCACACGGTCGGCCAGGGCCTGCGCCTTCGCCACCAGCGCCGGCACATCGACGCTGGCGACGAACGCCTGCACCCACTTGATGCCGTTCTGAAAGGCCGAGGCCAGCGCAGCCCCGAAGCGCCCTACCGAGCCATCGGCGACCGCGGCACGCAGTGCGCCGGACAGTTGCTCGACGCCCTCTTTCAGCACCGGCAGGATGGGTGTCGTCAGCGCGTTGACCGTCGAATCCCATGCGGTGCGCAGCCCGTTGAGCGCGCCATTGAGATTCGACTGCATGATGGCGGCCGTCTCCGCGGCGCTGCCCGTGGCGCCCTGCAGCGCCTTCTTCAGCTCATCGAGTTTGTCGACACCTTGATTCAGCAGCGCGCGCAGTGCCGGGCCGGCTTCCTGACCCACTGCCGCGATGGCCCGCTGCCCCGCCGGACCGGCCGCAGCCAGCTCGTGCAGCATCTTCTCGAAGTTGCCCGTCGTGATACCGGCCGCGGCCAGCTCCGTGCGGAATTTGCTGGCCGGGTCCGAGAACTGCGCGAGGATACTGTTCAACGCCGTACCGGCGCGGCTCGCATCAATGCCGGCGTCGGCGAACTTGCCGATGATGGCGACCGTGCTTTCGAGGCCCAGCCCGAGCGTGTTCGCGAGCGGCGCCGCGTAGCTCAGCGCCTGCGCCAGCCCAGTAACACTGGTGTTCGTGGCGTTCGCCCCCTTGGCGAGCACGTCGGCCACGCGGCCCGAGTCGGTAAAGGCGAGGCCCAATCCGTTGACTATCTTCGTCAGGAACTCGGCCGAGGTCGCCAGTTCAATATCGCCAGCGCGCGCGAGCTGCATCGCGGCCGGCAGCGTGGCGATGGCGTCGCGCACGCCGAGGCCGGCTTTAGCCAGGTTCTCCAACGCGCCCGCAGCTTCCAGCTCGGTGAAGCCGTAGCGCGCGTCGGCCGCGGCTTCGTGCGCCGCCTTGCGCAGCGCGTGCATCTCGGATGCGGTCGCGCCGGTGGCGGCCTGCACGCGGGACAGCGCCTGCTCGAAGTCTGCGCCGCCCTTGATCCAGCCGGCGAATGCCTGAATGCCGAAGTAGCCGAGCACGACCGCCACAAACGCGGCGAGGCGCGTCTGCAGCTTGTCGAACACCTTGGACGCATCGTCCTTGGCATTGATAACGATCTGAATCGGCTTGAAGCCCAATGGGAAACCTTTGAGAGAGTGACGAACGGGAACCGGTACGGCGACGGTTGGCGCCTCAAGGGAAGCGCCAGGCGTCGCCGCCGCTCAATGAGAGCGGCAGCGAGGTGCGGGGTTAGACCTCCAGCGGACGGCCATCGACGAAGATCGCGGCGCCGTTCGGCGGCGTCAGCACCTCGATGTCGAACTCCATCTGCACATAGGCGTCATCGCTGGTGATGAGCGACATATCGCCGGTAGGCGCCAGCGTCACCAGCGGGCAATAGGTATCGCTCTGCTCACCTTCGGCCACGTTCGAAAGAACGCGCAGCGCGCCGCGCAGATCGATCTTTTCGCCCGACTTGACGCGCAGCCAGGTGGTAGCCGGCTTCGAATAGGCGACCTTGATCTTTCCGGCTTCGATGCCGCCACCCGGGAGGATCTGCAGCCGACCGAGCGCGGCATCCACGGTGTAGTCCTCGCCCAGGACGAAGGGCTCACCGCCAGCGTCCGGTGTGACCACGACCGCCGACACCTTGCGCGCGCCCGCAGGGTTCGCATCGGTGCGGCCCAACTGATAGAAGAGGCCGGGAATCACAGTGATCTCTTCCGCGGCCACGGCGCCGGTGGCCTGCGCGACGGTGGATTTTTCGCCCGAGATGAACATCGCGCGGTTGTCCACACTCATGTTGTCGCAGGTGATTTTTCCGGTGCGGTCGACGCGCACGACGCGATTCGCGTCCTTGACGCCCGGTCCAGATTCCGCGCTGTAGTGCGGCGCCTTCTCCGTCGCGATGTTGAGCGTGACGGTCGGGCAGTTGCCGAGGTGGCGCTCGCCCGTGAGCTGGTCGGCTGCGTCGAGCACGTCGAAGAAGACGCGACCGCGCGGGATGATGTACTGACTTTTTTCGTAGATGTTTGCCATGGTGGCTCCGTTGATTGGTTTCACTCTTGGCCGAAGTAACGGCCCGTCGTGGAGAAGAGAAGTTCGATGCCGATGAGCCCGCCGTCTGCGAACTCGGGAGGAGAGAAGCGCGCCAACTTCAGCGCGCCCCACTTGCGTCCGCCCGCCTCACCCGGCACCCAGTTGTGAAGCCGCTCGACGACCTTCGCGATGGCCGTGTCGAGCAGTGCCGCCGCAGCCGGTCCTCGCTTGACCGACAGGAGGACGCTCCAGCCAGGCGCAAGCGCTACAGCGCCTTCCTTCACATCCGCCAGCGCACCGGCGGCGAACATGACGGACACCAACGCCGCGGCATCGCGATTGCCCTTGCCCGTCGAGAAGCCCAGGACCTCCCAAGCGGGCAAGGACTCGCGCAAGCGCTCCACGATGTTGATTTCGAGCAGGAACATGTCAGACGCTCCGCAGAACGAGGTTGGTCACGCCGGTGCCGTCCGCCTCCGCGCGCACCACTTCGAACGCTCGCCCGTCTACAGTGATCGCGTCATCACGCAGCAGGCCTGCGAGGTCCGCTGTCGCGCCTTGGCACGCTGGCGCATCCGCATCCACCTGCACGCCGAACGGCGCCGCATACGGGTGATCGAAGAGGACGCGCGCGGTCTTCTGCACGCCTTCGACGGTGAACGAGGCGCTCACCGCGAAGTCGCTGAAGAAAACGGACATGTCTTCGGCGAACATGGGCTTACGCGGTTTCCGCGTCTTCCATCGTGGCGAAGCTCTCGACGTTGCGCACGCCGACATCCACGTCTTGCAGTGCGGTCACGCGGACCGTGCCCGTGGTGCTGTGCGTGTACGGATCGACCATTAGGTCGAGGCCGCCCCACATGCCGATCACCAGGTCGGCGAAGTTGCCAAAGATGAGCGCCGAGAGGTTGGCGCCCGTGCCCTTGGTGATGTTGCTCGGCACCGCATTGGTGACGGCGGCGCGGTAGCCGTTCAACGGCTCGCTGCCCTTCTGCCACACGCGCTCGCCGGTGCCCGGGCCATCGACGAAGGTCTTCTTGAGCTTGCCGCGCACCTTCGCGTTGGTGAGATAGGCCAGCGTGCCCACGTCGGCATTCGCCACCGAGACGGCCGTTTCCAGATCAACCACGCTGTCCCAAGTCGGCGCGCCACCGTTGGCGCCACCGATGACGCTCGCTGCGAGCTTGGCAAGGATGCCGAGCGGTTCATTCGCGACGCTGCCGCCGGAGATGGCTGCACGCTGGATCGCCAGGCCGAGCACCATCGCCAGGTCGGCCGACACGAAGCTCTCCACGTCGATGCTCGACTGCAGCAGCAGCTTGCGGCTGATGTCGGTGAAGGCACCGACCGTTTTCGGCGTCATCGCCACTTGACCGATGGCCGCGCTGCTTTCTTCCGGCGCTTGACCTTCGGCCACCCAGTAGGCGCTGCCCGAACCGGTTTGCTTCGGAATGGCGATGTTGCCCACCAGACCCGACAGGAAGCGAACGCCCAGGGTATTGAGCACCATCGCATCGCGCAGGATGGTGATGAAGTCGCCCGACATCAGGTCGGTGGCCACGAGGTTGCCGCCGGCCGCGGGGGTGCCGACAACCATGTCGCGCTTTTGCACATCGAACGGAATCAGGATGCCGCGCGAGGCCTTGCCGAGCTTCTGCGAAGTCGCCGCGGAGCATTCGAATTCGAAGGCTGCGGCATTGCGGGCAGCGACATCGCCCGGGTTCGCCAAGGCGTTGAGGGCGCGCACCATGCTGAAGCGGCGAGTTTCCTTCTGCGTCAGGCCGATGTCGGCCGTGGGCACGGGCTTGGATGCGAGCGAGCGCAGGGCCTCGGCTTGGAATTGCTCGACCGTGTGGCCGGCTTGAATCGAACGCATCGCCAGCTCGGCACCGCCGGGCATGGCCGCGGCGATCTTGCTGATTTCGGCGGCGTGGTTGCGCTGCGCGGGAACTTCGATGGTGGGTGCCGTGGTGCCGGCAGGCTTGGTTTCAGGCGTCGTCATGGCGCGGTTCTCCGTAGAAGATGGGGAAATGGAAGGAAGGGAAGGAACGGCCGGCAGCTCGGCGGGGAGACTGCGGCCGACACCGACAGTCGCGTCCGCTGGCACACTGACCAGAGACAACTCGAAGGGCTCCCAGTCGGTCACGCGGTAGGTGTCAGAACCGTCCTTCGTGCCTTCCAGAATGGCTTCGTGGATGATGTAGCCCACCGAAACATTGACGCGGATGCCGTCAATCACGTCTCGGAAGACTTCCTCTGCGCGCACGCTACGACCGAAGCGCACCACGGCACGGGCTACCTTGTCCGAACCGATTTCCACAGACTCGACGACCGCGACGACATCTCGTGTGTCGTGGTCACAAAGGAGGTTCGCGCCGGCAGTGAGGCGGCCGGTGCGCATTGACTTGCGACTGAGGTCCAACACCTCGATGAACCAGCCACGATTGACCGGCGTTTCGCTCGCGAAGGCGAGCTTCACGGTGCGCGCTTCTTCGTCGATGGAGGCACGCTCCACAACGAAAGCGCGCTTGAGTTGACCGGTGGGCAGATGCTCGCGAAGAGCTTGAGGAAGACTTGAAGTCATGCCGCTATTGCAACTTCGCGGCACTGACATTCATAAGGCGCGCGATGTCACTAGGTCGCGGCTTCTTCCTCTTCGTCTTCTTCCTCGACCTCTGCAAGCCGGCCCTTCGGCGCAGGCTTCGGCGCTGGCGCAGCGACCTTCGTCGCGTAGGCGGGCAACACGATGCCGAGCTGCTGCGCCAGGTCCTGCGCTTCCTTGATCTTCACCATCGTGTCGTAGAAGTCGCGGCCCATCTGCGCGCTCAAGTCCTGAGGCGCCACCAAGCCCGCACCCACACCCGCAATGCGCGCGTTCATGTCCTTGAGCGGGTCTACCCACTCCCAACGCCGGCCGAGCCAATCGTGCGGCGCGAACTTCGCGACCTTCGCTGCGGGCAGCGGGCTACCGTTCGGCATGGTGATCGCGTTCGACAGCAGGGACATCACCATCCATTCGGCACGCACGCGCTTGAGCAGGATGTCGATGAACCACTGTTGATCCGATGACCACCGGTCGCGCTCGTCGAGCGTGCCGCTTCGGATGCTGGAGAAGTTGACGCCTTCGAGGTCGTTCGCGAGCGCGTGATACGACACGCGCCAGCCGCTGGCCACGCGCTGCAGCGCGGTCTTCACGAACGGGCCGAAGACCTCGTTCGGATACTTGCTCTCGTGCGGCTTGAAGTCGTAGCCGGGCGGGAGCGTGTCATAGATGCCGGGCTGGCTCGTCGTGATTGCGTCCCCGCCGTCGTCACGCTGTCCAATGGGCAATGTGCCGGGCGCCGCGTCTTGGTTTTGCGTGAAGAAGCCGAAGTGATTCGCACCATGCTCGGCCGCCAGCACCGCGGCCAGCATGAAACCGCCCAGGTGATGCAGGCTCAGCATGCCCGGGGCCATCCAAGGGATGCCGCGAACCTGCTCCGCACGCTCGACCTTGAACCCGTGAATGATGTCCTCGGCCGCCAGGCGCACGCGCTGCCGCGACGTGCGCGGGCCATCGTTCGGATGAGCCTCGAAGATGTGGACCGCAACCGTTCGGCGGTATGCGTCCACCTCTACGCCCATGATGACGGTGTTCCCCGTCGAGTGTTCGATGCCGTTGAACGTGGTGTCGATCCGGTCCACGTCAATGAGCTGCAGCGCAAAGTTGAATTCGTTCCGCGCATCGGGGCCACGCACCAGCCGCACCAGAAATTCACCATCGCTCGGCAGGCCGCCGACCAGGGTCTCGCACATGTCGCGCAGCGACTGCCGGCCGGTGACATCGCACACGGACTGCCAGCGCACGAACGCCGCTTCGATGGCATCGTTTGCGAGCTTGTCGGCCTTGCCGGGCGCGTTCTCGACGCGCGCCTGCATGACGAAGCCTGCCGGCCCCACCATGTTGGTTTCGACCATGCCGCAGAACTTGCGCGCATAGTCGTTGTTGTTGCGCAGCTCTCGCCCGCGCGCGCGAAGCCGGTCGAGGTCGCCGCGCAGCTCTTCGTTGATGCTCGAATAGGTAGCGATCCAGTCGGCCGAGAGACGGTCGATGCGTGCGGCCTGAAAGCGCCGAACCTGCGTCTTCTTCGCGATGGATTTGCCACGGAAGAGGTTGCGAAGGAATGCGGGGGCCCTCATGCGCCGAACCTCACCATGACGCGGCCCGATGCGCCGCGCGTCCCGCTCTTGCCCTCTTCCGCCGCCACCTCCCGTTGATACCTCGTGCGCATCTCGTGCAGCTCGTTGAGCGGGATGTACTTCAGGCGCCGACCATTGATTTCGTATTCGGCCGTCGCGCTGGTGGCCCGGCCTTCGAGCACGGCCTCGATGGCGTCGAGCGTGCGCCGCGCATGCGAGCGGACATCGCCAGCGGCGCCGAACGATGGCGCGATGGTCAGCCGGCCGGTGGCGACCGTGTAGACCTCATCCGCGTTCGTCACGCGCGCGCGCCAGTCGTAGGAGCCGGGCGCATAGGCCTGCGTGGTCTGTGCCGCGACAACGACACGAAACGAATCGCCGTCAGCGCTCGCATGAATCTCGTAGCGATGCATTGCGTTGAGCAGTTCGTAGCTCAACGCCCAGCCTGCCGAGGGCGGGTAGTCAGAGAACCGTCGCGCCCACTTGACGGTATCGCCGGGAATGATGGAGATAGGTTCAGTGTTGGAAGTGTCGATAGCCACGTTCGGACCTTTGGTCAGTATTGACCGAACTATCGAAGGCAGTCGCTGACATCGACAAGGCGAGCTATGTCACATTCAAGGAGCTCGGCTTGCAGCTACAAGACTTGACGCTGGCGGCTCGGCACGACAGCAAGAGGACGTCCTTACACATCATCCAATACAGGCGCCACAACCGGAGAGAATCGAAAAATGAATGAAACAGACTTGCAAGCACTCATCGTCATGGTCGCCAAGGCCGTCCACAGTGAGGACGATTTTTTGAAGGTGTGGGGGGTAATCCTTCCATTCTTCTCCGGCCTTCTGGTCGGATTGGTCGCATTAGGCGGGCAGATATACACCTCGCATCGGCAACGCGCCCATGAGAAACAGAGTTCCGACGAGGACTCAGAAGAGAACGCGCGACGCTCCGAGAATGAGCTGAAGATGTGGAATATCGCGTCGCAGCGAAAGGCGACGGCAAAGGTTGCTCAGATGCGCCAGGTGTGGATTAACAACTTGCGTAAGGACGGTGCGACCTATCTCACGTTATGGCAAGAAATATCGTATCGATGGGATGCAATGGTTACCCAGGCGAGTTCCGGCGAGTTCACCGTGGAACAAAAACAAGCTCGCTTCGATAGTTTTCTGAAAGATACCCCTAAGCTCCGGAAAAATGCCCTTGAACTACGGTTGCGGATCGAGCTTTATTTGAATCCGAGCGAGAACGAGAGCAAGAAGTTAATAGAGCTTATGGACAAGCTGGAGATCGCTGTTCGATTTTTCGACCGCAATATCAGCACCGCTGATCCTCGCCACGTTCAGGCCGCTTTCAGGGAGAGCCATGTCAGCGCGCGCGACGCGTTGCAGGTGATCTTGTCTAATGAGTGGAAGGTCGTGAAACGAGAGCTTGGCGTCCTGACACCCAGCGCCGTACAAGAGCTTGCGCAGCAGTGAGCCGCATTCTTCGAAGGATGACTGCTAGGGGCCCGATTCAGACTGGGACAAGAAGCGGAGCCCAGCGGTTTCCCCTATGAATCGTTATGTTTTGCCCCTCGGCTGACGCAGCAGTATCAAGTCCGTGCGCTCGGCCGCTCAATCACTTCATTGGCAATTTGATAATTCGCAGCACTTGGCGTTCGGACAGCTCGTAGCGGCGCGAAAGTAGCTTCACTCGCTCGCCGGCCAAGTAGTCCCGGAAGATTCGGCTATTGCGGTTGCTATGACCCTCGCCGCGGCGCTTTGCAATGAACACGCGGTCACCTCCCCAGTCGGCTCGGATATCCGCCTCAACGCCCTTCACGAGCTCGGGCGTAAGCTCCCCTTTCCCCACGGCGAGCGCTTCCTGCACCCGGCTGAGGATGTCGAGGACGATGTCGTTTCGGTTCGTGTTGTTCACCATGATCTAGCGGGAAAGGGTTGACGGGAGGGGCGTTGAACGGATCGGCGCGGCGGCACCGGATCCGGAGACATAGCCGAAGCCGTAGCCCCCGGTGCAGAAGCTGGCGCCGGCGGGCTTATAAGTGCCGCGCTCGAATCGGCGTTTGCTTGCGCAGAGGGCTGCTCAACCGATTGCGTTTCGCGTGGAACATCGGCCGGTGGGGTCTCTTCAGGTTGTTCCACGCGAAACAGATCGCCGTTCGGCGGTTGTACGATGCCCTCCAGCCTCTCCCACATCTTTCCGGTGTAGAGGTGCAGGCCGAGCATGTGCGTACAGAAGATGGCGTAGACGGAGCAGTCCAACGCCTCGTTGCGTACGCCGGGCGACTTCATCCACTTGTACGCCTCGCCACCGGCCACGCGCTGCGGCACGCGCGCCTCGGAGGTCAACTGCGTGTAGAACTCCCGCGGCAGATCCGCGCAGAAGTGAACGAAACCGGCGCCCTTCTTCTCAACGCACAGGCGCCCATACAGCAAGTCCTTGGCAGTGTCGGTGCCGACGTACCAAAGGCGAACGCCGCGTTTGATGATCTTCCCGCCCCAATTCACATCCTGTACCGTGGCCTTGCTTTTGACCATCTTCGAGGGCTGCGGGTCACCGCGTACAGCGAACACCCGTTCGCGTTCACGCTGACGGCAGTAGTTGTAGGCCTGGTGCGTGAAGTGACCGCCGGTGTCCACGGCCATCGCTTCGATCTTCATCGCCTGTCCGCTGGCGTGCTGAAAGATCGTCTTGCGGTAGGCGTCGAGGTGCGACCAATCGCGCTCGTCGGCCGGGTTCGCGTAGATCACGCTGTAGTCCACGCACCACATTTCCTCGCCGCGGCCAATGGCCCAGGTCACCACTTCAAATCGGTTGTCCTGAACGTCCACGCCGGTGACCAGCACGAGGCCACCATACGGGACCGTGAAGCGACGATATTTCTCGGCCCGACGCGACAGCGCGTGCTCGTCGGCGCGCTCGACCACAGCTTCCCAATACTGCGCGAGGGTTTCGTTAATGAAGCCTTCGAGCGGCGCCGTGTCGCCCGCCTTCGCCTTGATGGTGGCTTCGAGAAATTCGCGCACGATGTCGGTCCATGCGCGCTGCGGGCTGTAGCCGCTCCACATCTCGACAAAGGCCACATGCCGCGGCGCCCGGATGACGACGCCTTGCGCGTCGGTCCAGACATGCAGATCGTGGTCGTAGCGATAGCGACCGCACTCGCTGACCCACATCGCCCGGGTGTCCCAGATCTGCAGGTAGTCAGCTTGCGTGATCGACTCGTGGCAATGCGGGCAGACATGCCGCACCGTGTTGTAGTCGGAGCCGTCCCACTTGAAGCCGTGCCGCACCTTCTTGCTGCCCCACATCAGCGGGTGCTCAAGGTCGCAATGAGGACACACGATGTTGTATCGCATGCGCGCGTCGGCGTTCTTCTCGCGCGTCTCGATATGGTCGAAGTCCTTGATGCGCACCGTGCTGCCTGCGATCAACTTCGGGAACGGCGCGCCTTCGAGCCGGCCACGCGCAAGCGTCAGCGGGTCCGATGACTTCTCAATCTTCATGTCGAATGCCGAGGCTTCGTCGAGGATCGCCACGGCCACCGTGATGCGTCGATAGGCGCGCGCGGCCTTGCCGCCGAGCAGGTGCAGCACGGACCCGAAGAAGCTCTTGAGCTTCATCGTGTCTTCCTTCCCCGGCACGATGACCGCCTTCAAGGCGTCAACGTCGCGCAGCATTGGCTCAATCTCCGACTTCACGAAGCTGTCGCGGTCGTCGTCTGTCGGCATCCATAGCGCCTGCTTGCGCCTGCGGTGCGCCGCGTTGTAGGCAATGAAGGCGAGCAGCGTCTTCGTGTAGCCCACGCGCTTTGCCTTGCGGACCGTCACCTCTTCGATGTCGTCATTCGAGAAGGCATCCATCCAGCCCTTCTGGAACGGGTAGGCCTTCCAGTCGCCCTGCGTATGGCTGGCCTCGGGCGACAGATAGAAGTTGTCTTCCGCCCAGGTGCTCAGCGGCTGCGGGCGCTCCATCTTGAGCGGCACGAGGCCGGACACCACGGCCTTGACGACTGCGCGCAGCGTTTCGTTGGGCGCCAGGCTCACAGAAGTTCGCCCTCGGCTTCGGGTTCGTCCTCGGACTCGACAATGGCTCCAGTGACAAGCCGGCTCGTTGCGCGTACCCATTGATTGCGTGCATCGGCAATGGCCGACATCAGCTTGTCGCGCGCAGCATCGGGCAGCTCGGGGCACACCTTGCGCATCAGGCCGGGCAGTTGCTCGAAGCGCTCGGAGACCGATTGGCTCGCGGTCGCCAGCACTTCGGCCAGGAGCGAGATGGGTGCGTATTCGCCGCGGGCGACGGCGTTCTTTATCGCAATGCCGAGGCGCTGCTCGCGCGCCAGCGCCGCGCGCTCTTGCACGAGGTCGAGGCCGCCCGTCTCCGACGACGCACGGCCGGCGGCGATGTCGCGCATCCGTTCGCAGTAGGCAATCAGCCATTCGTGGCCCGACTCGCCTCGCGTCAGCACGCCCTCGGCCATGAGCTGGCTCACGCGCGCTTCGCTGATGCCGACCCACGCGCCAAACTCGGCCTGCGAAATTGCCTGCCTCATCACTTCGACTGCCTTCACTTAACCCCCTTAGCAACATCGCCGAACAGTTCGAAGTCGGGGTTCGAATTACCCGTAACCACCACCTCTGCGGAAGGACCCGTGACGTTGTGCGCCTGCAACGCCCGGACGTGGTGCGGGGCTGCGCCCGCCTCGACGCGCGACATGACGACCGTGCGCTTCATTCGCCCACCATCTTTCGAATGTGATAGCGGATGCGCCGCTCGATGTAGGGCTGAAGGTCGGCACGCTCAGCCACGCGTTCGCGACTGATGCGCGACTCGTAGGTGCCATCGCGCACGAACATCAGCACGGGCCGCACGATGAAGCCGTCTTGCCCGGTCGCGGCCCAGATGCCGGGCGCGAGGTGATGTGTCGGGCCGCTGCGCAGGCGCCCGTATGAGACGAAGAAGCGCACGCCCTCGCGACTCTTGGTGCCCTTGTGCAGACGGGCCTTGCGCTTGTCCGTCATGTTGGCCTTGTAGCCCTGCTCTCCCATGGCTTGGAAGTAGGACAGCAGGCGCACAAGGAATCCACCGCGCACGTTGCCGCGCCCGTCATCGCTGCCCGGGAATGGCGTGGCAGGGATGGCCGTCTGATAGCCGGCCGGCAGGATGCCTATGCGGCGCAGCGATGCCTCGCTGCGCTTGTCTCGACGGGCGCCGCCGAACTCTTGCGCCTGCAGGATCTTCTGGGGGTCCACGCCCTTGCCGCCGTAGTAGGTTGGCTCGATGTCCACACTCAAGCGCTCGGGCGTGGCCTTGCGCACGTACACGCTCTTGAGGATGTAGGCGGTCGGCCGGTCGAACCGCTCGCCCATCTCGCGCTGCCACTCTCTCCGCGTGCGGAATCCGCCATCGCTCAAGCCATTGGCATACGCCTGCTTAACCTGCCTGCCCGACAACTTGGAGAGCTGTGACTGCACGCTCGCAAGGCCGCTGCCATTGAAGCCCACCGTCACGCGCATACCGCCTCCCCTGCCTTGTCGGCAGCACGGCGAACCCGAGCCGTGAACGCGATATAGCTCTCGCCGCGCCCAACCGAGAAGGCCGCCTCATCCCACGCACCGAGGCCCAATGCGCGCGCCATCGCGTCGATGCCGCTCCGCGTCTCTTGCCATGCGCCGGCAGTCGCCATCGGCGCACGCGGTGCGTCTCGCCACCGCTCATTGCGCAGCCAGGTCGCGAACTCGGGCACGAACTCGCCATCGTCCTTGGTCCACCTCTTGCCAAGCCTTTGGGCCTCGATGGCCGAGCGCATCGTCTGCTGCAGCGCGGCGGTCGGCGCAAGCCGGCGGTATCGGCGTTCTGCCTTTGACCGGTTGTCGTGATTCGGATAGATCGAAAAGAGTTCATCGAACCCGGTCGCCCCCCCGCCGGGGGGTAGGGGGGTATGGTTATTGATGGTTCCTGAAGATTCGGGTGTCATAGCTGTGTCACCCCTCGCGTCACCGGTGACACCCCTCGCGTCACGGGTGACACCCCTCAGGCCCACCTCATCGGGTGTCAATCTGTCACCCGTGTGGATAACTTCGTCCGTTTGGTGGGGTGTCAATCTGTCACCCGTGGGTTTTTCGGTTGCGCTATCGACGGGCGTCAGATTGACACCCGTCGTAGAAAGCTCATCACCAGCCACCCACGCCGCGCAGACGCGGTATTCGTTGGTCAGGCCGCGCCGACCGGTCGCCGTGCGCACCTGCTCAAGCCAGCCTGACGCAACCATCTTGGCGATCTGGCGCTGTACGGTGCGACGGCTCTGCCGCGTCTTGCGCGCCAGCTCATCGACCGAAGGCCAAATGCTCGTGCCGTCATCGCGCGCGTGATCGACCATCGCCAGGGCGAGCAACATCTCGCTGCCGCCCTCGGGATAGCGGTCGAAAACCATCGTCATTAGCCGGATGCTCATGGCGTCGCGCGCCCTCCCCGGCCAGGTCGAACCGCTGCGCTCATGCCTTTGGCTCCTCCCTCATCAGGCCGCGGAGCATCGCGAGCGCATGCCCCACGCTGGCGACCGCCTCGGCCGCGTGGTGCTCGGCCTTGCGCATCTGATTGCGCGACACGCCGCCTGCGCGATGCGTCAGCGCCTCGCCGAGCGACTGCACGTAGTCAGCGAAGTCCATCTGCAGCCGCATCAAGGTATCGATCGGATCGCCCTCAGAATGCGCAGGTGTCGCACGGATGCAGACGTGCTGCAGCTCATCGGCCATGGCATGCAAGATTCGATAGTCCCGGCTCTGCCACTGCATCTCGATGGCGTCGCGCAGCGTGAGGTGATGGGTCGTGTTGCGCAGATTGACCTTGTGCGTCAGCGTGTTGACGTTGTGGCCCATGCGCTTGGCGAGAGCATCAATGCCGCCCTCGTAGCCGTGCGCGGTGTCATAGGCCGCTACCGCAGCATCGTGGCCGCACTGGATGGCGGGCACGGGCTCATCGGCGCCATAGCCGTGCGCCTCGTCAATTGAGATATTCGTTCTCATGCAGACCTCAGAGAAAAACAGCCAATGCCTCGCGAAAGCGAGTCCTGCTCCGACACTGGCGGAGCGCATCGACGCCATCGAGCAATTCCTGCAGCAGCTCGTGCTACTGCTGGAAGTCGAACCAGACTTGAACCGCGAGAGCATCGCGGCATGGATTGAGATAACGACGGCAAGCGCAGGCGCCCAAGGGCTGCAGGCGCTGCGTCAGCGCGCAGCGATGGCACAACTGTGCGACCGCGTGCTTTCGCCATCCGTAGACGTCCTACGGCCTGCGACGGGATGGCTTTCGTAGGACGCGCGATGGCGCGCGAGTCCTTATGCATGGGCGCACGTTCCTTCGTTCGCGCACCAAGTCAGCGGCCAGTCACGCACATGCCGCCAAGGCACATCGGGCCGCATTTCCTCGCAGTACACGACCTGTCCTTTCGCTCGCGTGGCGCCTTCCAACGCAGGACAGTGTTCGGCGGGGACCATCCCGGCCTTGAGCCAGTGGGAGAAATGGCCCTGTGTCTTGCCGCAAGCCGCCCCCGCCGCCGCCTGACTGCCTAGGACATTCACGACGCGCAGCAGCACGGCGCGATTGCGGACACGAAGCACTTCCGCTTCGGGATTGATTAATTTGGGCTTGGACATACAAGCGTGTTTGTAGTTGATTACAAATGAATTTGCAACCCACTCAACAAACAAGTTTGTACGATGCCGCGGTGACTGACAGCCTCACCCTGTACTCGGATGACGGAGCCGCCGAACTCTCGACATATGCGGGCCGGCTTCGCTTCGCCATGGATAAATCCGGGCACACCAACCAAAGCATGCTGGCGCGCAAGGTCGGCGTAAAGCCTCAAGCAATTCAGTACCTGCTAGATCCGCGGAACAACGCCACCGGCAGCAAGCACACAGCGGCCCTAGCCAATGCGCTCGGTATCAGCTCCCGATGGCTTGCAACCGGCGAGGGGGCTATGGATCAGGTTCACCTCACGAACGATGCGACGTTTACCCCTCCCCTGCCAGACGACGCCCTACCAGTGGACCCGGGAAACTTTCGTGTTGTATGGGTGGTGGGGAAAGGGTCGGGCGGACTGCCCGAGCGCGTTTGGACTGATGGAGACTACCCGGTAGGAATGACCGACGAATACGGCTATGCCGCAAGCGCGGACCCTCATGCGTTTCTTGTTCGCGTTTACGGGCCGAGCATGATCCCGGTCTACAACCCCGGAAATTTCGCCCTCGTCGAGCCAGGTACAGAGCCCGAGATTGAGGATGATGTTTTGGTCCGCCTCAAGAGCGGAGAAACAATCATCAAGCGGCTAGTCTCACGGCGCGATGGTTATCGCTTCAGCAGCTACAACGACCCTCAAGTGCTCTACTACGAGCAGTCCGAGGTGACGTGGATGTACTACATCGCGCATCCAGTGCCACGCCGACGCATCAAGAGCCGAACGTCGAGCGCATGAAACTCGTGGCGGCTATCGGATTGGCTGCATTGTGCTTGGCTGCAAAAGCCCAGGTCGCCTGCACCATGCCAAACGGCCGCACCATCAGCCTGAACCTGACCCATATTTGCCCCGCTGGAGCCACGGCGGCGAAGTCTCTCGACGGACAGCCCGTAAGCATTGCATCACTTCCCACTGCAAAGTCCGACGCGGCCCCCTTGCCCGCCGCCAAAGCACCAGTAGCACCAATCGCCCAGCCCTCCGCGCAAGGCGATGGCTCCCGCGTGGTCAGTCGCGCCTCATCGGCAGGTTGTGTCAACAGGGAGGTGTACGACCAGCTTACGAAGATCGCTGTGCAAGGCGATTCCGAGGCATTCACGCGTGCATTGGGCGGCAGCATCATCACCGGCCAGTGCGTGATTTTCAAGCGCGGCGATCTCGTGTTCATTGACGACACAGCAATGTTTTCCGGCCTCGTCCGCCTGCGACCGAAGGGGCAGGTTCTCGCCTACTGGACGGCCATGGAGACCATTTCTACAAAGTAGCCTGTAGATCTACAAGCAGCCTTGTTGACAGGCATTACAAACTGATTTGTAATTGGTCCATCCCAACTTGGAGATGGACATGGCAACTCGCCGTTATCGCTGCTACTACACGCCCCGAGACGCTCTCGGGCACCTGAATCCCTCGGAAACCGGCGCTGCACCCTTCGTGCAGTTCCTCGCGGCCAACGCCGAACAGGCCCTCAGCATCGCGCAGCAAGTCACCGGCTGCCCGGTGATCGAAGCGACCCGCATCGAGGGCTGATCCCGTGGCCCGCGCTCAAATCAACCACGCCACCGACAGCCGCGCCGCCTCGCGCCACACCGCCACCAGCTCGCCGCGCGTGGACATCTGGATTCGCATGACCGGCACCCGCCGCCAGGCGTTCTATCGCTGCCGCGCCGCCGGGGTTGCGAACTGGCAAGCCATGGGGGTGCCTCTCGCCAACAAGGCACTGAAGCTCGGCAGCATCAGCTTGCCGGGCATCGCTGACGCGACCGTCGAGGCCTACACCGAGAGCGCTCCCGCGCACCCGATGGCCGCCGAGTTCGCCGAGCGCGCTCGCGCCCTCAATAGCGAGATTGACGCCCTCAACCTCTCCGCGCGAGGTGATGCATGAGAACGGAGCGCGCGCGTCGCACTACCGCCGTCCAAGCGCTCATCCGCGCGATGAAATCGAGCAAAGAGTGCGGGCATGCGAACTGGCACTACGTGGCCGGCTTTCTCTCGTCCGAGCACCCGTCGCTGTCGGAGGAAATCGAAGCCTTCGAGCGCGCCCGCATCGACGCCCTGAAGGCACCAGCGAGCGCCGCCTGATGGCATTCCTTTTCCGTTGCCCCGAGTGCCGCACACGGCGCCGCAGTCATGGCCTCTTCACGCAGCACCTGCGCGAAACCGGCCATCGCCTGTGCCGGTGCGGCGGATATCACTACGAGCACCGCCCCGGTTCGCCGCTCTGCGAGCGCAACCCAATGAGCGCGGCGCTGCTCGCGAGCCGACACGGCGCCTCTGACGAAGAGGTGTTCGACATCGCGCTCGAAATCGCTCTCACCACAACCGGCCGTGCTGTCGCGGCCTGCCCGTTTTGAAAGGCCAGCCATGCGCTCGACCTCACTCCAAGGAACCGGCGTTGGCCTCATGAGGACATCGCCTGTCAGACCCACCCCCGGCCTCCTCGCGACCGGCGCCGCGCTGGCGGTCTTCATCGTCTTGCCCATCGTGCTCGCCGCGATGTGCGTCTACGGCTGGAGCACACCTTGACCACCACAACCACCGGCACTTTCTTCGTCAGCAAGGACCGCCCCGGGCGGCCCGCTGTCACAGAGCACAAGTCCGATGCGGGCGAGTTCGTTCTGAAGATGCGGCTCATCGACAACCAAGGGCCGCGCGCGGTCGAGGTCTACGTGACGCGATGGGTCGGCCCGGCCGCTGCAGCATGGCGCGCTCAGCACGGCGACCTCAAGGCCGGCGACGCGCTGCGCCTCGTGCTCATCAACCCCCGCGCGATGCCCGGCGCCATGTCGCCGGAAACCCACGCCGCCATCACCTCGTGCCAGCTGCTGCCCGCCCGCTCGCCCGCATCCGCCCAACCCGCATAGCACCACAACCATGACCAACAACACCGTACCCGCGAGACGCGCCACACCGCACCACTTGCTCGGGCTCACCGGCCACGCCGGCGTCGGCAAAGACACCGTGGCCGACCTTCTCGTAGCGCATGCACGCTTTCGCAAACTGGCATTCGCCGATGCACTACGCGGCGAGATTGCAAACGCTTTCAGCATCTCCCTCGACGACCTCCTCAAACCACACCTGAAGAACGTCGCAACGGTAGGGCTTCGCATGCGCCTTGCGCCGCGCGACTTCCTAGCAGCCGTCGTCTTGTCGCTGTCCGCCGCAGCGCCCGACCACCGAACGCCGCTCAGTGACGCATGGCTCGACGAGCCGCGCAGCCCTCGGCAAATCATGCAATGGTGGGGCACCGAGTACCGTCGCGCGCAGGCGCCGCGCTACTGGACTCAGCAGCTCATCAACCGACTCGCCTACTACCGGCGCGAGGGAGAAACCCGCTTCGTCGTCACCGACGTGCGATTCGACAACGAGGCCGACTCGCTGCGCATGGCTGGAGGCGCAATCTGGCAAGTCATTCGCCCCGGCCACGTCGGCCAAGTGGAGAACGCGCACATCAGCGCAACTGATGGCGCACGATTCGAGCCGGTTGCAGTCATCAACAATGCGCACGACGTGCGGCATCTGCAGGGGCTGGTTCTTACCGAGTTTGTCGCCCGCGACTTCGACCTCGATCGTTCGCGCGTTCAGGTGACGGTGACAGCATGAAGGCCGCCGATCTTTTCGCAGGCGCCGGCGGCTTCTCGACAGGCGCAAAGCAAGCGGGGTGTTACGTCGTATGGGCGGCCAATCACTGGCAGTCCGCAGTCGATGTTCACGCGGCCAACCATCCCGAGACAGCCCACGCATGCCAGGATCTGAATCAGGCAGATTGGCGCGATGTGCCGGCGCACGACCTTCTGCTCGCGTCTCCAGCATGCCAAGGCCACACGCCGGCACGCGGCAAAGAGAAGCCGCACCACGACGCGCAACGGAGCACCGCATGGGCGGTGACATCCGCACTCGAGTTCCATCGGCCTGCCGCGGCGGTCGCCGAAAACGTGCCCGAGTTTCTGAAGTGGGCGCTCTTTCCTGCATGGCGCCAAGCGGTGGAAGCCCTCGGCTACGCGCTGGCCCTGCACGTCATCGACTCTGCAGATCACGGGGTGCCGCAACATCGTCGCCGGCTCTTCATCGTCTGCACGCGCAGCAAGAGCCCGCTGCAGCTCCACTTCGAGCCGCGCGCTCACGTTGGTGCGAATCGATTCATCAACTTCGAGTCGGGAAAGTGGGCGGACATCCACCGGTCAGGCCGCAGCGCCGCGACGCTCGCGCGCGTAGCCGCCGGTCGAGCACGCTTCGGCGAGCGCTTCCTCATGCCGTACTACGGCAGCGGGTCGGGCCTCACCGGCCGGTGCCTTTCACGCCCATTGGGGACGGTTACCACCGTAGACCGTTGGGCCGTCGTTAATGGCTCTCGCATGCGGATGCTCACGGCCGCCGAGAACCGCGACGCGATGGGCTTCCCCGCAACCTACAAGCTCCCCGAGCAGCACCGGCAAGCGGTCCACATGCTCGGCAACGCTGTATGCCCACCGGTCGCGCGAGACGTGATCGCCGGAATCATGGCAGCTGCATGAAGCGCAATGGTTGCCGGCCCAGGTCTGCAACGCTGAGCGCGGCCTAAATAAACCAGTACCGCCAGCAATACGAAATATTAAGGAGTGCTATGAGCGAGAAACTTCTAGTTCCCGCAGTCGAGGCAGCTGCAATGCTGTCGATGGGTCGTTCCACGTTCTGGAACAAGGTCAAGCAAAGAAAACTACCACCACCGGTAAAAATTGGCGGTCTAACGCGCTGGCGAGTGGCAGATTTAAAGCGTCATTGCGATGAAGCTGAAGCCAGTCTCCATCTAGCATCAAACTAAACGCTGGCCGAGGTCGCGTCCTCGAAACTCTGCAAGCTCGCATTCATAATGCGCCACATGTCGTTTCGAATCCGTCTCGCTTCTTTCTTGTCACCAATCAGTTGGCATACATCCGCGTGTGAGGTGTCCTGTTTAATTTTTTTTTCCGCATTGGCCTCGGTTGCTGTGTCATAAACGCCCACAGCACGCCGACCGGAAGCTTCAGAAGTTAGCGTCCGCACCTGAGAAGCGGCAAAATTCGAATAGCCAATCAAGGTTCTCGGTTCATCGACCCCTGCATCAATTCTCTCATTGTGCTGACGAACCCTATCCTCCGCTTTTTCCTTGACGCCTGCCAGATCAGTGTAGGCCAACCGATTAACAGAAAAACCAAGCCGGCTGATGTCCGAAATTGCGGTGGGCTTCAGCTGATTATTTTCAGAATCCCAATGAATGGGATTAAGCCAATGCCGACACAAGATTTCGTCGTCCTTAACCACCCCAGGCGAAATTCTGGATGCCCTCTGTGATTCCCAAAGGATTTGGGTAGCCTCATCCTGCGCTTGCAACGCGACACAGCGCTCGCTATTAAAGCGATGAAGTTCGAAAAAATTCTGGCAATCGGTTGACGCGGTAGGGGGCCCAGCTTGATCAATATCAAGCTGCTTGGAGCGCGGGGGCATCCATTTCCCCCAATTGCTGGAAGAACCAATCACGAGTGAACGTAGCCATTGCCAGATCTTCAAGAAAAACCTCGTCACTTATGGCTGGGCGCGAGTAAAAGGATGCCATCCCGTATTCGTCAAAACTGATGTCTGCGTAGCCGCCTTGGAGTTGCCAGTAAAAGCCAATCTCTCCCTCTGAGCTAATCATGATGCCAGGCAGAGTCAGCCCTGCCGGCAAACGACCGATGAAGTCCATCGCAGCAGTAAAGGAGGCCTCAGATGGAGCGGAAGATCCTTCACCATCCCATCCATCTTGGAGCATGCTGTAACGAAAGGCCTGATTTCGGAGGGTATCCGTTAGATCGTCAGGCCCACTCAAAAACAAATGGTCAATGAACCATTCCGTATTTAAAGTCTCGCGATGGAAACCGGTCTCCGTCTTTACTCGCACCAACGGACGGGTCAAATCATTGTGCGCGGAAATTCCAAACGCTGTTCCTGTCACGGTCGCTGGCGCCATGGCTAATGCGATCACGGTGCTTGCAAAGTCCATAAACCCTCCGTTCAAGTAGACAACTTGATTTTTCGGCAGACCTCGTCCGAAAGCAGGCTGTGCAGAATCTTTTTATTTGTTTTGTGAAAGGATTCGAAAATCGGTTCCACCTTGGAGATCATCTTTTCCGAATCTTGCCACTCGGGAGAAGCAAAATTGATCTTATGCGAAGTCGTAATTGTCAAAGTAAGCGTATCCGTTGCATTGTTCGCACAATTGACATTCACATTATCCAATCCGCTTGGCCGTCCCTCGATATCATCGATCTGCCTAAAGAAGCCGTGATGAGAATGCCAAAAACTGTGCAATTCAAAAATATTTGAAGCAATGTAAGGGCAGCCCTCGCGAAACACTTCGCGAAAATTTAGGGTTTGAGGGTCGGCGCGCCAAGTAAATACATCCGTATACTGCAGACCCACGGATGCAACCCGCTGACTTCCAATGGCGGGCAAAATGGCCTTCAAATACCCTTCCACGTCGCTGTGGACATTATTCCAACGCCCATAGTCATTGACAGTGACCTGAAGACTTTCCTTCAATGCCGCGATAAGCCTGCGCGGTGGGAGCGTTGGCGAAGCCCCAGGAATTTCAAACACAAATCCGGTTTGCGTCATCGACTGCGCTGCAGGAACATTACCGCCCACAGCCGGCGCAAAATTCAATACCAAATTCTGAAGTGGCTTGATGCCAGTAAAAGCCTGCAACCTCTGTTGAACACGAGTCTTGATGTCTTTAATCCGATGCTCGTCCAACGGCTCTTTCCATTCCAAGATGAATGTCGCGTTCTGGATCGCATGGTCGCCCCCAAAGGGGAACAGGGCGTCTAGGCTCATTTGGACACGGTTCCGTTTTCCCTGCGTCAAGATGTAACGCAAAAATGATAGCTGAAAAGCGAACCCCTGAGCGGCGGTCGCACCAACTAATGGTCGGGATTATCACCTAGCGACCATTCTGTGCGTCGTGCAGACGTCTGCACGCGCGGTGCTTCTACCCTTCACCGCGAGTTGCGGAGTCAAGCCAATCCGACCACCACTGCATGAGCGCACGGCGCTGCGTGAGGTATTCCGCGCGGTTGTATGCCGCGCGAACTGCGTCGGTTTCCTTGTGCGCGAGCTGCCGCTCGATCACGTCATGAGGAAAGCCCGATTGCTCGTTGAGCACCGTCGATGCCAACGCCCGGAAGCCATGCGCGGTCATGCGGCCACGGTAGCCTAAGCGGTACAAGGCGAACAGAAACGTGTTCTCCGACAGCGGATGACCAGGATGGATCGGCGAATCGAGCACGAGCGAGCCATCGCCACTCATCTTGCGCAGCGTCGCAAGGATTGCTTGGGCTTGTCGGGACAGAGGCACGACATGCGGAATGCGCATTTTCATGCGCACCTCAGGCACCACCCACACGGCCCCCTTCTCCTTCAGCTCACCCCATAGCATGCCGCGCAGCTCGCCGACTCGAACAAACGTGTGAGCCAGGAGCTGCAGACCCAGCCGAGTCACAGAGTCTTCATATGCATCAATGGCGCGCATCAACGCGCCGGCTTCTTCGGCCGGGATGCTCGCCATCGGCTTCTTTGTTTTCCGCGCGATGAGCACGCGTGTGAGCCCGGCCGCACCATGCTGTTGGAGTAACCCCGTGTCTTGGGCAAAGTCGAATACCGCAGAGATGCGGCTCGCAACACGATGCCCGGTTTCGATCTTCCCACCGGCTTGCGCAGCCCGCACCACTGCGACCAACTCCGACCGAGGTAAGGCATTGATCGGCCGCGACCCAAGCAAGGGGAAGGCATACCGCTCCAGCGTGTTCTCAACCTGAATTTGGTGCTTGCCGTTGGAGAGCGTCGGCAGCTTCGCCTTGAGCCAGTCGCGCGCCACCGTCTCGAAGGTCGGCGCTACGACCTCGGCCGGCGCCCCCTCACGGGCCGACGCATGCGCTTTCCGCGCATCCGCCAGGCTCACCGCAGGATAGAGCCCATAGGTCCTTGTCTTCTGTTTTCCGCCGGTGGTGTAGTTCGCCCGCCAGCTCTTCGCGCCAGTCGTTGAGACGAATAAGTAAAGGCCGTGCGCATCGGTCAGCTTGTAGGCTTTCTCGCGCGGTTTGGCAGCGTCAACAGCTTTAACAGTAAGGGTCATGGTATCGGCTAGAAAATACCATGACCGATGCCATGTTTGGTGCTTGGCTAGAGGCAGTTTGCGGCAGATCGCGCAAGACTCGAAAGGACGAATCCCTCAATGAAAAAGTCCCGGCACATGGACTGCGCGGGACTTTCAAAAACTGCCAGAGATTGATTCTGGCGGAGAGTGTGAGATTCGAACTCACGGACGATTTCTCGTCGGCAGTTTTCAAGACTGCTGGTTTAAACCACTCACCCAACTCTCCGGAACCGCGGATTTTATGCCGACGGCGATGCCTCAATCCCCATCCGGCAAGAACAGCGTCTGCAGATCGCTCAGAAAGTCCAGCCCGCGCTCGGTCGGCCACACGCGAAACAGGTCGCGCGCCACGAGCCCCTTGCGCTCCGCCTCTTCGAGCCCGCGCTGGATAGACGTCATCGCGAGCCCGGTGCGTTCGCTGAACTGCGGCAGCGTGAACCCCGCCTTCAATCGCAGTGCATTGAGCATGAACTCGAAGGGCAAATCGGCCAGGGACACCTCGTCGCTCTGCGACACGGCCGCGCCCGCGCGCGCGTTCTCCATGTACAGCCGCGGCTCGCGATACCGCACCTGCCGCACGATGCGGTGCGCAAAGCTCAGCTTGCTGTGTGCGCCGGCACCGATGCCCAGGTAATCGCCGAACTGCCAATAGTTGAGGTTGTGCGCACACTGGTGCCCCTCGCGCGCATAGGCCGACACCTCATAGCGCAACATGCCGAGCTCGCCGGTCCGCTCGGTGATGCGGTCGAGCATCGCGTAGGCGATGTCGTCTTCGGGCAGCGTCGGCGGAAACTTCGCGAACCAGGTGTTGGGCTCGATGGTGAGGTGATAGACCGAGATGTGCGGCGGCGCGAGCGCCAGCGCCTGCGACAGGTCGGCCTCGAGGTGCTCCAGCGTCTGGCCGGGGAGCGCATACATCAGGTCGAGGTTGAAGGTGTCGAAGGCGCTCGCGGCCTCCTCCACCGCCGCGATGGCCTGGGCGCGGTCATGCACGCGGCCCAGCGCCGTCAAGTGCTCGTCGTTGAAGCTCTGCACGCCCACCGACAGGCGCGTGACGCCCGCCGAGCGGTACGCGCGGAAGCGGTTGCGCTCGAAGGTGCCGGGGTTGGCCTCGAGCGTGATCTCGCAATCGGGCGCGAGCTTCAGGCGCGCGCGCACGTCGCCGAGCAAGCGGTCGATGGCCTGTGGCGAAAAGAGGCTGGGCGTGCCGCCGCCGATGAAGATGGTGTGGACGGTGCGGCCCCAGATGAGCGGCAGCGCCGCGTCCAGATCGGCCACGAGCGCATCGATGTACGCCGCCTCGGGGATGCCTTCCGCATCGGCCGCGCTCGTCGCGCGCCATTCGTGCGAGTTGAAGTCGCAGTACGGGCACTTGCGCAGGCACCACGGCAGGTGGATGTAGAGCGACAGCGGCGGCAGCGCCGAGAGTTGCAGCGGACCGGGCCGCATCCAGTGCAGCACGTCGTTGGCCTGCGGCGCACCCGTGGGCTGCGCCGGCTGGATCGGAAAGACGGTAGCCAT